AAACAAATCTTCCCCACCGTCACACTCGCTGCCGACTCAAAGTCCGCCGGACGCTGGAACACCAACATGGGGGGCGAGTACTTCGCTTGCGGCGTTGGTTCTGCTCTGGCTGGTCGGGGGGCTGACTTGTTACTCGTTGACGACCCTCACAATGAACAGGACATCATCAACGGAAACTTTGATGTGTTTGATAAAGCCTACGAGTGGTTTACATACGGAGCCCGTACTCGTCTTATGCCGGGCGGACGGGTCGCCATTATTCAGACCCGATGGCACCAAAACGACCTGACAGGCCGCGTCACGGGGGACATGGGCAAGCACGAGGATGCCGACCAGTACGAGGTGGTTGAGTTCCCTGCGATCTTCAATCAGGGCACCGACCAAGAAAAGCCGCTGTGGCCGGAGTTCTTTGACCTCACTGCCTTGCACCGCACCAAGGCGTCCATGCCGGTGTTTCAGTGGAACGCCCAGTACCAGCAAAACCCCACGTCGGAAGAAGCGTCGGTGGTCAAGCGCGAGTGGTGGAACACATGGACAAAAGAGGACCCGCCCAAGTGCGAGTACGTCATCATGGCGCTGGACGCTGCTGCGGAAACCCACAACCGTGCTGACTTCACAGCCATGACCACATGGGGTGTGTTCTTCAACGAGGAGCGCGAAGGCCCCGGGGCAAACAGCTACAACATCATCTTGCTCAACGCCATCAAGAAGCGCGTGGAGTTCCCAGAACTCAAGACGCTGGCGCTCGAAGAATATAGAGAGTGGGAGCCCGATGCGTTCATCGTGGAAAAGAAATCCGCAGGCACTCAGCTATACCAAGAGATTCGCCGGATGGGGGTGTCGGTGCAGGAGTACACCCCACACCGGGGTAGCGGTGATAAGTTGGCACGGTTAAACTCCGTAGCGGACATCGTGAAATCCGGGCTGTGCTGGGTCCCTGAGACCCGCTGGGCTGAGGAGGTCGTGGAAGAGATTGCAGGATTCCCGTTCATGGCGCACGACGACTTGGTGGATACGACGACGATGGCGCTGATGCGTTTTCGTCAAGGCGGGTTCATTCGACTGCCGTCGGACGAGCCTGAAGAGACACGGTACTTCAAGTCCCGTGGCAAGAACAGATACTATTAAGGAGCCGCTATGGCAACGAGCAGCATGGCCCCGGGCCTGTACACCGCACCCCAAGGCATCGAAGAGCTTGCAGGCGCAGGCCCCAGTGCACTGGAGATTGAACTGGAGTCCCCCGAGGGGGAAGTAGAGATCACTGAGTTGCCGGACGGCAGCGTAGAGATCAGCCTCGAAGGTGAGAAGGAAGAGTCAGGCGAAGAAGACTTCTCTTCTAACCTCGCGGAGTTCATCGACGAGGGCATACTTCAGTCGCTGTCCTCAGACCTGACAGAACTTGTTGAGGCCGACACAGGCACCCGCAAAGAGTGGGCTGACACATTCGTCAAGGGCCTCGAAGTGCTGGGCTTCAAGTACGAGGAGCGCACCGAGCCGTGGGACGACGCCTGTGGCGTGTACTCCACCATACTGGCCGAAGCTGCGATCCGCTTCCAAGCCGAGACCATGAGCGAGACGTTCCCATCCTCTGGCCCTGTCAAGACAAAGATTCTTGGTAAGGTCACCAAGGAGAAGGAAGAAGCGGCCAACCGTGTCAAAGAGGACATGAACTACCAGTTGACCGAGAAGATGGTTGAGTACCGCTCGGAGCATGAGCGCATGCTGTACTCACTGGGTCTGGCCGGTAGCGCGTTCAAGAAGGTCTACTTCGACCCCAGCATCGGGCGTCAAGTCTCTATCTACATCCCAGCAGAAGATGTGATCGTGCCGTACGGCGCAAGCCACATTGAGACAGCCGAGCGTGTCACGCACGTCATGCGCAAGACAAAGGTGGAGATTGAGCGCTTGATGGCGCAAGGCTTCTACCGCGACATTGACCTTGGTGAGCCGGTGACATTCCACACCGACATCGAGAAGAAGAAAGCCGAAGAGGGTGGCTTCAGTCTGACCGAAGACAACCGCTACACACTGCTTGAGATTCACGCATACCTGTGCATCGAGGGCGTGGACGACGAAGAGAACGACCTTGCGAAACCTTACGTCGTGACAATCGAGAAGGGCACAGGAGAAGTTCTTGCTGTGCGTCGTAACTGGGACCCAGAAGACGGCGAGTTGCTCCTCAAGCGCGATCACTTCGTGCACTACGTTTACGTGCCGGGCTTTGGCTTCTATGGTCTGGGCCTGATCCACATCATCGGTGGCTACGCACGCGCCGGGACATCCATCATCCGTCAACTTGTTGACGCGGGTACGTTGAGTAACCTGCCGGGGGGCCTGAAGGCCCGTGGGTTGCGTATCAAAGGTGACGACACACCTATCGCTCCGGGCGAGTTCCGTGATGTTGACGTGCCCTCGGGCGCGATCAAAGACAACATCATGACGCTGCCATACAAGGAGCCGAGCCAGACATTGCTGGCACTGCTCCAGCGCATCACGGAAGAAGGCCGTCGTCTGGGCGCTATCAGCGACATGAACATCTCCGACATGTCGGCCCAAGCTCCGGTGGGTACCACACTGGCGCTGCTGGAGCGCACGCTCAAGCCCATGGCCGCTGTGCAAGCCCGTGTGCACTACGCGATGAAGCAGGAGTTCAAGCTCCTGAAAAACATCATCGCCGACTACGCTCCCGAGGACTACGACTACGAGCCGGACACAGGTGTGGTGCGGGCACGCCGCATGGACTACACCATGGTGGACGTGATCCCCGTGTCGGACCCCAACAGCAGCACGATGGCACAGCGCGTGGTCCAGTACCAAGCCGTGTTCCAGATGGCCAAGGATGCGCCGCAGATTTATGACCTGCCATACCTGCACCGCCAGATGATCGAAGTGTTGGGAATTCGCAACGCTGACAAGATTGTTCCGACATCGGAAGACCAGAAGCCACGTGACCCCGTGTCTGAGAACATGTCTGCACTGGTGGGCAAGCCAATCAAGGCGTTCATCTACCAAGACCACGAGGCACACATCGCTACGCACACGGCGTTTATGCAGGACCCGATGATTGCGCAGACTATCGGTCAGAATCCCATGGCGCAGCAGATCATGGCCGCGCTGCAAGCGCACATCGCCGAGCACTTGGGCTTCCAGTACCGCAAGCAGATCGAGGAGCGTTTGGGTGTCGAGTTGCCACCGCCCGACGAGCAGTTGCCCGAGGAGATCGAGGTGCAGTTGGCACGCCTCATCGCTGATGCAGGTAAACAACTCTCGCAGGCTCACCAGCAGCAGGCCGCGCAGCAGCAAGCTCAACAGCAGGCACAGGACCCCCTGTTCCAGCTTGAGCAGGCCAAGGTCAAAGTCCAAGAGATGGAGGTTGCCCGCAAGGCCCAGAAGGACCAGACAGACGCCGCGCTGGATGCTGAGAAGCTCAAGCTCGACGCCATGAAGGTGATGGCCTCAGTGGACAACGAGAAAAAGCGTGTGGCCTCGCAAGAGACACAAGCCAAGGACCGCATGAAGATTGACGCGCTCAAGCTGCTTGCGACACCAAAGAAAACGCCCAGCGCCCCGGGCAAGAAGGAGTAATCCATGGGCAAAACCGTCTATGACGTGCTGATCGACAAATTTGAGGAGGATGTGGCCTCCTCGACACAGTTTCTGGCAAACGGTGGAGCAAAAGACTTCACCGAATACCGGGAAGCAGTAGGCAGGATTCGAGGTCTCCAGCTTGCTGTCCAAACCACAAAAGACCTTATGCGTTCTCAAATGGAAGAAGATGACGATGAGTGAAAACCAAACCGCTGTAACTGACGATGAACTGGAAGCTCAGCTTCCGAAGCCCGTTGGCTACAAGCTGCTGATTGCCCTGCCACAAGTGGAAGAAACGCTTGGGGAAATGGGTATTGTGAAAGCCCAAAAGACCATTCAAGAGGAAATGCTCATGACGGTCACCGGCCTTGTGCTGGATATGGGCGAACAAGCCTACGCTGACAAGGATCGTTACCCCAACGGCCCTTGGTGCAAGGTAGGCGACTACGTGGTGTTCCGCGCTAACTCTGGCACTCGTGTCAAGGTCAGCGGTGTTGAATACCGCCTCATGAATGACGACTCGATTGATGCTGTCATTTCCGACCCCCGTGGCGTTACACGTGCATAAGGAGCCAACATGGCATTTCAACCCGTACAGTTTGAGTTCCCCGACCCAGACAAAGCCGCACTAGCGGACAAAGGGGTCAAGGAAACTGAGAACGGCAATTTCGAGATCACTATCGAAGGCCGTGACAGCGAGAAACCTACATCCAAGGACGAGCCCAAGGCTAAAAAGTCCAAGGAAGAGGACCTCGACATCGAGGTGGTTGACGACCGCCCCGAGCAAGACCGCGAAAAGCGCAAGTCCAAGGCTCCCATGGAGTTGACAGACGACGAGATGCAGGACTATTCCGAGCGCGTGCGCAAGCGTCTGCAACACTTCAGCAAGGGCTACCACGACCAGCGCCGCGCCGCCGAAGACGCTGCACGTGAGCGTGAAGAGGCTATCCGCCTTGCCCAGCAACTGGCCGAGGAGAACAAGAAGCTCAAGGGCGCTGTCTCCAAAAACCAAGAAGTGATGCTGGAGCAGGCCAAAAAAGCTGCGGATCGTGAGCTTGAAGAGGCCAAAACCAAGTACAAATTGGCGTATGAGGCGGGGGATGCCGACAAGGTTGTTGCAGCGCAAGAAGCACTGGCTGACGCGAAACTGAAGATCGCACGCGTTTCCAACATTAAACCCACCCCTTTACAAGAATCTGAAACTGAGGTACAACCTGAGTCATTCGCCCCGGCACCATCGGTTGACCGCCGCGCCGCAGATTGGCAAAAAGCCAATAAGTGGTTCGGTGAAGATGATGAAATGACTAGCTTTGCGCTGGGGCTGCACCAAAAGCTGGTCAAACAAGGCGTCGATCCTCGGAGCGACGATTACTACGAGAAGATCAACTCTCGCATGCGCCAAGTGTTCCCTGACTCGTTTACCGATGAGGTAGATGATGAAGACGACCACGAACCAGAGGTTGAAGAGCGTCGTCGTAAGACGAATGTTGTTGCACCAGCTACCCGCAGCGTTGCGCCCAAAAAAATCACGCTGACTCGTACACAGGTTGCACTGGCAAAGAAACTTGGATTACCACTGGAAATTTACGCCAAACAGGTTGCTGAGGAAATGAGGAAACAAAATGGCTGAGAATCGCTTGAACCGTGAACTGGAAACCCGTGAAAAAACGGCCCGCAAACGTAACTGGATTCGTCCGGATACTTTGCCCACTCCCAACCCGGAGCCGGGCTATGACTTCCACTGGGTTCGTATCAGCACTCGTGGCGAAGCTGATCCCATGAATGTGTCCCTCAAACTCCGTGAAGGTTGGGAGCCAGTGAAGGCAGCCGACCACCCTGAAATCTTTGTTGCTGGCGTCGAGAACGAACGCTTCAAGGACAACGTGGTGATTGGTGGCTTGATGCTGTGCAAGACCCCGACCGAAATGGTCGAAGATCGCAACTCGTTCTTCCAAGAACAAGCTGCTTCGCAGATGCTGTCTGTCGATCAAAGTCTCATGCGCGAAAATGATCCTCGTATGCCGCTCTTCAATGAGCGTAAATCGAAGGTCACTTTCGGAAAAGGAACCTAATTTTTGGAGTCTGATATGGCTTATCCCACCGTTTCGGCCCCTTACGGGCTAAAGCCGGTCAATCTGATCGGCGGTCAGGTGTACGCTGGTTCTACTCGCCTCATCCCCATTGCTAGTGGTTACAACACTAACATTTTTTATGGTGATGTCGTGAAGTTGGCCAACACCGGCACCATTGAAAAAGATACTGGCACTACCACCGTTGCAACCAACGGCGTGGCTGGCATCTTTGTTGGTTGCACATACACCAATCCTTCCACCAAGCAGCCCACATGGGCTCAATACTGGCCCGCCGGTATCGCTGCTGCTGATGCACAGGCTTATGTTGTGGACGATCCCGATGTGTTGTTCAAGGTAGCCGCTGTGTCTTCGGGCACAACCGTTGCTTTCTACGCACAAACCGTGGTCGGCAACAACGTCGCGTTGGTTCAGAACTCCGGTTCGACCAACACTGGCGACTCCGCTGTGGCTATCAACGGTTCTACCGTTGCCGCTACTGCGTCTTTGCCTATCCGTATCGTTGCTGGTGTTCCCGATACAGCGAACGCTTCTGGTGAGTTCTGCGAATTCATCTGCAAGTTCAACGCCCCGTATCCAACCATCACGATTGACTTTACTGGCGAAACCGCTTCGGTGGCTACGGCTGGTGGTCATATGTACAACAACGCGTCTGGCGTCTAAGGAGTAAATCATGGCTATTTCTCGTGCCCAGCTACTGAAAGAACTCCTGCCCGGCCTGAACGCGCTGTTTGGTTTGGAGTACAAAAAGTACGGTGAAGAACACAAAGAGATTTTCGAATCCGAAACCTCTGAGCGTTCCTTCGAAGAAGAGACGAAGCTGTCTGGCTTCTCTGCCGCACCTGTCAAGAACGAAGGCTCTGCCATCGCTTACGACAACGCGCAAGAAGCATGGACTGCTCGTTACACACACGAAACCATCGCTATGGGTTTCTCGTTGACCGAAGAGGCCATCGAAGACAACCTGTATGACAGCCTGTCGGCTCGTTATACCAAGGCGCTGGCTCGTGCTATGGCATACACCAAGCAGGTCAAAGCTGCTGCGATCCTGAACCAAGCCTTCACTGGCGGCCCCACCTACGGTGACGGTCAGGTTCTGTGCTCCACAGCCCACCCTCTGGTGTCTGGTGGTACTAACAGCAACCGTCCTACTGTCGCTGCCGACCTGAACGAGACTTCCTTGGAAGCCGCCGTTATTCAGATCGCTGGTTGGACAGACGAACGCGGTTTGCTGATTGCCGCTAAGCCCCGCAAATTGGTTGTGCCCCCAAGCCTCCAGTTCGTGGCTGAGCGTCTGTTGACTACCGAACTGCGTGTCGGCACTACCGACAACGACGTGAACGCTCTGAAGTCGATGGGTTCCATCCCCGAAGGTTACACAGTCAACCACTACTTGACTGACACCAACGCTTGGTTCCTGATGACTGACGTGCCCAACGGTCTCAAGCACTTCGTGCGTACTCCGCTGCAAAACAGCATGGACGCCGATTTCGACACCGGCAACGCACGCTACAAGAGCCGTGAGCGTTACAGCTTCGGCGTCAGCGATCCGCTGGGTATCTTTGGTTCCCCCGGAGCCTAAGAAACAAGAAAAGGTCCTTCGGGGCCTTTTCTTTTTTGCCAGATAGGGTATATTTGAGACATTCCGGGGTCACCGGTGTATCTAACCAGTCCCGGCTGGACGACATGCAGATAGATACACCACAACTCGCATGTGAGGAACCGATATGGGTATCGCAACACACCTTGGTCCGTGGCTTCTGGGTACAACCCGCTACACCACCGGCACCACCGCTGACACCACCCGCAACACTGGCGCGACCATCGTCGCCCAAACTAAAGCTGTTGCGTTTAACGATGCTGACAACACCACCGCATTTGCGCTCCCCGCAGGTGCGTTGATCGTAGGCGCTTCGTTCATCACCGCCACCACGTTTGATCAAGCTACCACAATCACACTGTCGATTGCTGGTACAGCCATCACCGAGGCGTTGACTGTTACTAACCCCGGCGTCGCTGCTTTTGTTTGCGACAACGCTGAAGCCGCTGCCGCTTTGTGGGCTGACGTTGGTGCGACCAACGTACTCGTGACCTACACTGTGTCTCAGGGTTCTTCTACTGCTGGTGCTGGCGAGATCGTCATCCAGTACGTGGTTCGCAACTCCGACGGCACGATGTACCAATCGTCCAGCCAAGTCTAAGAGGGGTCTGCCATGACGATGCAAACCGATGTAAAAGCCAATTCGTTGGCCGCGTCAGGCACCGTCTATGGTGGCCGTACCCGCGTACGCGGGATGTTGGTTGAGCCCGGTACCGGCGCTGGCAGTGTCGTCCTCAAAGACGGCGGCGCTAGTGGCACCACGGTGATGACTATCAATACGGTCGCCAACGGTGAGCCCTTTAGTGTAGTCATTCCCGCCGAAGGCGTCTTGTTTCAAACAGACGCTTATGCAGTGTTGACTGGTGCCAAGGTGACGGTGTTTTATGGCTAAGTCCCCGGCATGGACTCGGAAAGAAGGCAAGGACCCGAAAGGGGGCCTCAACGCAAAAGGTCGTGCCTCTGCGAAAAAGCAAGGGATGAACTTGAAGCCTCCTGCGCCCAAACCGAAAACCAAGGCCGATGCCGGACGGCGCGCCTCTTTCTGCGCCCGTATGAGTGGGATGAAAGAGAAGCTGACATCCGAGAAGACTAAGAAGGACCCAGACTCGCGGATCAACAAGAGCCTGCGAGCATGGAACTGCTGAAGGTGGGCAGATGGAACTGATGATTTGGAATATCGTTTTGTCGTTTGTCTCGGGGCTGATCCTGTTTTGGATCAAGATGTCCTCAGACGAGATGAAGCGCATTCAAATTTTGCTGAACCGCACTCGGGAAGAGATCGCCAAAGAGTACGTCACAAAAGCGGACGTGCACAGCGACATCAACCGGGTGATTGCGCGTTTGGACAGGCTTGATGCCAAGCTCGACGAGTTCATGAAGGAGCAGCGCAGTGCCCTCCAGTAGTAAGAAGCAGCACAACTTTATGGCGGCGGTGGCTAACAACCCAGCGTTTGCCAAAAAGGCAGGGGTCCCACAGTCTGTGGGAAAAGAGTTCACACAGGCCGATAAAGGCCGCAAATTTGCAAAAGGTGGCGATATGAAAGAGTCCAAAGCAATGGTGAAAAAAGAGATTGGCTTCATGAAAAAAGCCGGTGCTCCTAAGTCCATGATCCAACACGAGAAGGCCGAGATGAAGGGCATGAAGAAGGGTGGCAAGACTGGCTACGCTTCTGGTGGTCTTGCAGCCGGTCATAAAGCTGCTGACGGTATTGCCAAGAAGGGCAAGACCAAAGCCATGCAGGTCAAGATGGCCGGTGGCGGTAAGTGCTAAGTCAAGGAGACTGATATGCCCATGACCCCTAAAGCTGCAAAAGCCTACAAGGCCCGCCGTCCCGAGATGACTCTGGATGATGTGGTGACTCCCGAAATTCGTGAGCGCCGCAAAGCCATGGCCCAAGAAGCCAAGGACGAGTCCGCACAGAGCGCCGCTGGCGCTGCATACGACAAGGCCATGCCCAGCCCCGAGCGCTTCGCCAAGGGTGGCTCTGTTGGCTCCGCTTCCAAGCGTGCCGATGGTTGTGCTAAGCGTGGTAAGACACGCGGTACGATGATCTAAGGTGACATCATGATGGCCAGCCGTGGTATGGGTGCAATTCGCAAGGACAAGATGCCGGGCGGAACAACCATGCGCCGCAAGGATGGTGACAAGTTCGACGACAACGGCGTGACCAAGCGCCGCAAGGACGGCGACGAGTTCACCATGTACGCGGAGGGTGGTGAAGTTTGGGATAAGGCCCGCCCGGAGGGGCTGGGCAAACCCAAGAAGCTATCCCTCACCAAAAAGGCCAGCGCAAAAGCCATGGCTAAGGCCGCAGGTCGTCCTTACCCCAACCTCGTAGATAACATGCGGGCAGCTAAAAAATGAGCACTTCCGGTTCGACCGACTTCACACTGGACTTCACGGACATCGCCGAGGAAGCGTGGGAGCGTGCGGGCCGTGAAATGCGTTCTGGCTACGACTTGCGCACTGCGCGTCGTTCTATGAACCTGATGACCATCGAGTGGCAAAACCGTGGCATCAACATGTGGACCATCGAGCAGGGCACCATCCCCCTGACTCCGGGCCTGAACACCTACGCACTGCCGCTGGACACCATCGACCTGCTGGAGCACGTCATCCGTACTGGCGCAGGTAGCGCGTCCACACAGGCCGATCTGACCATCACGCGTATCAGTGTTTCCACGTACGCAACCATCCCCAACAAGCTGGCCTCTGGGCGTCCAATTCAAATCTGGATTCAGCGTTTGTCGGGCGTGGCCTCGCCTACCAACTCCACGTTGGTGGGGGCCATCAACTCCACGACTACAACGATTACCCTGTCTACGACTGTTGGCCTGCCGAGCGCGGGCTTCATCCGTATTGGTGCGGAGGACATCGCGTATGGGTCGATTGACGGTAACACGCTGGGTGGCGTGTTCCGTGGCCAGAACAACACGACGGCGGCTTCGCATGCCAACGGCGACGCCATCATCAACCCCAACCTGCCATGTGTGACGCTGTGGCTCACACCTGACAACTCCCAGTCGTACCAGTTGATCTACTACCGCCTGCGCCGCGTGCAGGATGCAGGGGCTGGTGTGCAGACTGCGGACATGAATTTCCGCTTCCTGCCTTGCGTTGTTGCAGGGTTGGCCTACTACATTGCCATGAAGGTGCCCGAGCTTGCTCCGCGCCTACCCATGCTCAAGCAGGCGTACGACGAACAGTTTGATCTGGCCGCTGGTGAAGACCGCGAGAAGGCTGCTGTGCGTTTTGTGCCCCGCCGCAGCTTCATCGGGAGTGGTATGTAATGGGTAATCGTTTCGCCTCTGGTAAATGGGCGATTGCGATATGTGATCGCTGTGGGTTCCGCTTCAAACTTAAGGAACTCAAAAC